GGTTTGGTTTGAGTCCTTCACTAACTGCACCAGGCCCATGTTTGAAAGCGTAATCGTTGTCGGCACTTTCAAGTGTCGGCAGGATGAACTGACAAACATGCCGGAGATGCGCGACCTTTCGCTCATCAAGGACTAGTCCTTGAAGCGACCGGTCGGTATCCCAGAACTTCTTCTGAGCTTGGGCGTCAAGTTTTCGCTCATTCGATTCGCTCAGAAGGAGCTTCTTCATGAAGTAACATATCTGTCGTATCGATTTCAACACCGATACGTCAGCATCTTCAAGAAGAAGGCCTGTATAAGGGTGAAACACCTTACAGAGCATACCTGAGAATAATCTCGGGATTGCTCCTTCTCTTATCGGGGCAAAGCCCCTAGGAGGAGAGGTAAGCCGTCCTTTTTCGAGGCACTTGTCAAAGTGCTTCCCAAAGGCCGGGAGAGCGTGTGTTAGGAAACTAACACCCTCGTGTTTAACCCGGTGCTCGATCGTAAGAAGATCACGATCGAGGCCTCTTACGCACGGGTCCAACCGTCGGATATCCTCCATCAGGTCGGACAGGAGCTCTATCGGACTTTTCAACATTCACTCCAAGAGTTGGATGTTTCCGAGTCACGCTAGGATCCTTCTTAGCTCTCTTTCTCCGACGCCGGGCAATCAACCCGACAAGGAGCGACGAGAGAACTAAGATACCGTCTTCAAGAACCTCAGTCCAATCAATCAAGACTGGAAATTGAGGAACGAGGCGACGGTAACTTCACTATCCGCCAGGTAATCCGTAAGAACAGCGACCAATGCAGCCTGTTCGGCTGCGGTCCATCCAAACGGAGAAACCGAAACAGACAACGACACAGAAGATTGCATCTTCTTGGTCGTCCCTGAATAGGGATCGGTGGCATCCTTCACTTGCGTCACTTTGACGTAGTGGCGGTCACCGCCTTTTGTCCTGTCGTGGGTAGTAACAATGGTGAAAGCACCAGTGTCATCACGACGCTCGGTACCGTAACCATCCGACTTGATGACCCGCAAAACAAGAGCGGGCGTCGGAGAGTGGGCAGCAATAGTGACTGGATCGGGTAGCATGACGACTCCTTTGTCGTTAGTTCAACGCTAGACGCACCATGCGTCTAGACGCGAGATCCCCAGAACTGCAAAAGCAGTGCACCGAGGATGGATTTCTGAGAGCCTGAAAAAGATTCAGGATCCCAGGAAAACTTTACGTTTTCGGCGTTACCTAGGGACTTCCGAAGTTGGAATTTGTACCTGATAGTACTGGTATGAGTGATATACCGGGTAACCGGTTCATCAAGCGTTACAGTACCGTCAATGGTGACCCTTTTCAGTGACGAGTAAGCACCTCGATACGTCGTACGGATATTGCCTTCCGAAAGGTAGGTGACAAATCCGTAGTTGATGATTGAGTCATCGGAGTTGATTAAATCAACAACGTCCAAGTAATCGGACAATCCGGAGAACCAGTCAAACAACCAAGTCCAGGGCATTAGATTATAAAAATCTACTGGACGCGGCGTAGCTCCAATCAAGCGTAAGTAAAGTTCCTCACGCAAGAGTGGAGTAGACACTTTTGGAAACTTCACGTTAGCATTAACCATACATCTCATGGTAATCTTGCGATTACCAAGAGTGGTTGTGCTAAGCGGAGTCTCATCCAAAAGTGCTTCGTAGGTGAAACCTTGCGGATTCTCAATCGCTTCTAAGGTCTCAAACTTAGAGCGAAACGTAGTTGGATAGCCCCTGCGCTCAAGAAGATAGTTAACTTTTTGAGCGACCTTTTCAGGGGTCTTTACCAACCTGAGGCAGTCATCGATTATGGGTTTGATTCCAAACTTGTAAGTAAGGAATCTATCCGCAGAAGAGGCTGCGGACCATTCGTTCAACTTGAAGTCGAATAACGACTTTAGAGTTGA